AAGCAGTGGTATCAACGCAGAGTACTTGCGCGCCTCACCCGCTGAAATCTGTATGGACTTTTTTCTGGCGACTTGCCTTAGAATATCTTTTACCATACCCCAGCCCTTCACACAATGTCGCTACACGCTATCACACAGTCACAACATTCATAAGCATTACGAATCAACATCATCCTTAGCATAATGTTTTGTCTTTGTAAACAACTCGTACTGACTATTTATCATAGCCGCTTCCAACTTCACCAATAGGTCAGGTTTTATTTCCAATCCTGGATAACGATGTTCGCAATAACACATTGATAGTTGTCGATACCAATCACCAACAATCAAACTCACTTGTTTCCGATTTTTCACCAGCGTATTATATTCATTAGAACTTTTGGTCGCACGATCCACAGCAATCCAAACAGATTCTTCCGAATGTGCTTGTTTGAATCGTTGAGTAACTTGAAACTTTGGCTCTACCGCAGAAACTCCTTTCTCAACGAGTGGCTTTGTTGCACGACCATATGGATCAAGCAATATGGCATCTTGTAAAGCATTGAGTTTCTCAGCAATAATCACAGGATGCTTTTTATTCGTAACAGACACGCCATGCTTGAATAGCACTGAAGCGTGCAGCATGAAGTTTGTAATATTCACGATCCTGCTGTTTATTACTCACCCATAGATTTATAGTATTACGATATTAGCACTGTTGTCAAGGCAATATACACTGCAATGCTATTGAATAAAAGATTTGGTATTTGCTGAGCAATTATAATAAGATTTTGTGTTATTTATTATGCTGGTACAGTTAGCAACACAATGCTAGATGATTCTACAATCGTAAGAACCAAAACGATGAATTATCATTTAGAATTGTTGGTTATTGTTGTAAAAGAATTGAAAGGTTTGGTTTGAAGCGTATGAACACCAGGTGTTCATTGTGTAATAATTGTGTAATCATTGTGTAATAATTGGGGAAACAATGGAAAAACACTTTGGGGCGACAGCCGAGTGTGAAATCCTTGTGGTAAATCAAAATCTGGTGCGACGGCGATACTGTGTGTCATACAGTATCTATTTTCATTACGTGGTCTGCTTCCAATCCTCTCTTTCTTGCTTATTTCTTTTTGATTCTTGTGGCATATGCCACTTGATATCATAACCGTATCTGAAACAGTGAGGTTCTTTGGCGAAAACTAATGGATTGGTTGGGACTACGAGATACCACATATCAACTGGTTTGAGTTTCTGGCACCGCGTACATTTTATGCTTTGGTTTGTCATTATTACTCCTTTTGGTTCTATGTCTTTATGAGTTTCGTGAGCGGTTTGAAATGACAGATGAAATGACAGATAATGTCAGATAGAAAAAGCTCATCTGTCATGCTAAAACCCCCTATGTCTACTACTTCTTTCTTCTTTATGACAGATAAGACAGAAGATATATATAAGAGCTATTAGAAGAGAATACATTTTATATTGTAAAGGCTAAACCTTGTTCTTTTATGTGGCTTTACTGTCATTTTTGTTTGTTCTCAATCACTTAGCTCATTCCAATCTGTCATTCAGTGACACCTACCTGTCATGGCTTCACAAATAGATTATTCACTGTCAGTTTGTAATGAGTACTTGAGTACGTTTTGGAGCCGTTTTTATACTGTCACTGGGTTGATAATATTATTCTCAACTCTTTCTGCTAATATCTATATATAATGTACTCTAGTACTCATTTAGAGATAAGATATAGATAGTAGAAGAGATAGCTTGAGTACTTTTCAATTTGAAATGTACTCAAAAAGTACTCAAAGTACTCACTAGTACTCATCCAGCTTCCAAATATATGTGTTTTGGGATTTATCATGGAAGCAATACTGAAAATCATTATCTATATAACCACCTAATTTGCTTCCATAAACATCAGTTTTGGTTCTGGAGTTGGTAAACAAACCAGAAGTTGCTGTCACTTCTTGTGGGATTGTTGATCGCGTCCAGTTTACCCGTAACTGCCGTTGGATATGTGGTCTATTCTTTTTCAACCAAATATCTAATTCAGCGTAAAATCGTTGTTTGCCAAGGTGTGATTTAGCATTGTCTTCGTGAATACAATGAAGATAATACTGCCACACCAGTATGGTTCGGATATAATCAAAATCTTCATCAAATAGCTTTTCCCAAACAATTACCTGAGTTGATTGCTGTATCTTGATTAGATTCCTGTAGTCTATGCCGTGTAATGCCGAAGACACACGACAATCAGCGCCGTGCTTCTCAATCAAATGATTCATCCACACACCAAACTGATTCTTGTCAAACAAAATATATTGTCCAATCTGTTCAATCCACAATTTTGCTTGTTCTTCATTACATCCTTCAATAATCTTGAGTTCATTCAGTTTCTTGGCAACGTGATACTTCAATGGTTCGTCACCTGAGATTATACTGTAGCGACGATCACTATCATTGGAAGCAAGCGTAACAGTGCCAGTGCTATTATTTGAAGCCAATATACCCCAAAGCATAGCATCAGCTTCATAAGACTTTCGTCCTTTTGGTTCAATTGTGATTGTTCTTGAGCCGTTCATAGATTTCAGTTTACCCAAACTATCGTTGTCTTCTGGCTTTTCATTGACAAGAGCAATACACTTCCCTTCAAGAATATCACCAAACTTACCCACAAACTTTTCCAGTGGGAGATTGGCAATACAACACCACGGACCAAGCAGATTTGAAAGTATTGTTGCTGTGAATAAATCCTTGCCTGTTCCTCCACCATCATTGAGAACGATCCACGGTATGAATATACAGCCTGGTTCTCGTCTCTTGTGAATCAAGCATTTCTCAATATGAGAGATATTCTCTGCTCTACCACCACATATGCTTGATAGAAGAACATCAAAAAACCAATGGGGAGTTCCTTCAAGTAGTGGTATTGGTTTGAGACATAGCAAGTTCAAATCGTTATCCTGAACTGAAATCCCGCTGGCTCGTCCAAACTTCTTACGCTCTGGGTGTTCCGATAACACATCCATAAACACCTTCCACGCATATTCGCCTTGAAGATCATTGAATAATGATTGAAGGGCAGTTCGTGTCAAGAAGCTCCAACGAAAAGTATCCTTGATGAGCGATCCGATTTCAGTGTCATAGACGATTTTGCTTTCGTTCCAGATTGCGAACTCATTGTTCTCAGCCACATAATGAAGTTTATAGGAGTGAATGATATTGATTATAATGCCACGCAATGCCGCAAGTTGTTGAGCTTTCTTCTGTGCTTCCTTTTGTTGAGCTTCCCTTGTGACTTGTTCTTTCTTTGCTTGAATATCCTGTCGTGTAGTCTGTTCCATTATTTCCCCTTCAGAAGTTCTGATATTGTGGTTTGTCGTTTGGTGTCTAAATCAAAGCGATTGTACATACTAAGTATCTGTTGCTTTTGTTCGTAACTAAACTCATTGGATTTGATGAGTTTCCAAATCTTACAATGATATGTGTCTTTGTCGTTTGGACTCATGCTATAAAGATTTTTGATTATGGAATTCATAACTTTAGAACTTGCCAAATCGTTGCGCATTGTTCTGAGTGAACTGTTATTTGTGTGAATCACAGGTGGGATGGGAATCGTAATTGGATTACAAGCAAGAACCCAAAAATCAAGTAGTGCTTGTGGAAGTGGTGTGAGTGGGCGTTCGTTGCGAACCCAAAAGTAATTGCCTTTGGTATCGGGGTGATAACTTGGAGGCATTACACTTTGATTTCCAGTCCAACGAAACTCAAGTTTGTTTTTCGGACCGACTTTCTTGTGTTGGAGTAGTTCCCAATATTCTCGTGGAACAAACCACGCAAGTTGCCAACGCATTTCTCGACCTGAAGACCAAATCATTTGTGAAGTGTCCAGCAAATCTCGTTCAAAGTTTTCATTGTAGAAATCATTGGCTTCAGGTCCGTCAAAGTCAATAGCCACGATTCCACCAGACTCTTCACCCAATATTAGACCCGCGCCAGTTGTGGTTGAGTCATAATGAAATGCCTGATCAAAGGTCATTCCCTTCTTTTGCCATTCATCAAGAAATGGTCTTTTGCCTCGTAGTGGCGTGTATTTCATTTTGCTTTCCTCGTAATACAAATTTTCAATGCGACTCAAAGTATTTCCTTTCATAAACAGTTATGGCTACCAGAGAATTTTGGAAAGTCTGGTAGCCAATGGCACACACGCTATGAAGATAACCCGAAAATCGGGTATTGATGATTGCTCATCAATCTTGTACAACGAAACTCTTATCGTATCTGCCATTCAGGACTTTCCTTTCCTGATCTATTTATACTTATCATAGCAGTTGATGGCTTGATTTCAAAATAGTATTATGGTTATTTTTGTTTGCGTTACGCAACAAAGTATTGCCTAAAAGAAACTCGTGAGGCTGTTGCGTTGAAGTTTACACAGATCGTAAACTAACAGCCTCACGTATGCGGAGAAAGCGAGAAGGAAAACTCCGCATGAACTAATTACTTCTGACGCATGGTATCCCACGCTTGATAAGCCGCGACTGCTTGAGTTGGGACACCAAACACACGAGCAATGATGGCAGAATTAACGCCTTCCTTCGCAAGTTTGACTATCAGGTACTTGTTATAATTTGAGACTTTTGGTTTACTCATTTGGAACCTCCTTTCACGAAATTCAATGTTGCCATTGTTGTGATATTGCCTCTACTCCAACCAGCATAGTGATAGACTTGATCACGTCTCTCCCACAAGCCACTATCCCATGCCTTTTCAAAGTAGATCGTATCCTTGATCTTCTCAAAAATGTATTCATCAGTAACGAGCGGATAGAATCTGCCCTTCACCACCAGATTGACCACCAGTAAAACATCAGTGATTTTTCTGTGAACGAGCGAGAGCATTATTTTACCTAGATATTCACATCCTGTTTCTGGCGTGAAGAATGAATCCATATTCACAATACCAGGATTGAAATCCTTGGTCGCAGCCATCTCCATATAGAAATCGTTGTGTAGGAATTGTAGTTTATCCCACGCTGTGCGATTGGAGTTGACTATCTCCTCTTTTGACTCAACACCGCGATACTGATCCTTGGTAATGAATTTCTCTTTGGTTATCAGTTGCCAAGGTTCACACCCCTCAACTGGTTTATCATCTGCTCCGCATTGACCAGCCATAGTCCAATACTGCTTTTCTTTGGGCAAGGAATTATGTTTGAAGTAATCCCTGTATGGTTCAATGATTGTGTCAATTCGTGCTTGCTGTTTTGATTCTGCTCCACAATTTTGTTTCATTTCTTACTCCTTGATACCTTTCCATTTCCCAACCAATCACCAATACCAACCCAACCATTGTCCTTGTACGTCCGTTCAGGATTTGATGGAATATCTGCGGGTTTCTTCCCAGACTTACAGTATTTCTTCCAGTCAATATGACTTTTCAACTTCAATGAACGAACAAATTCTCTGGCTTGAGTATAGGAGAGAAATTCATTTCCCAACCAATCACCCCAACTAACCCAACCATTGTCCTTGTACACCGTATCAGGACGTGATGGAATATCTGCTGGTTTCTTTCCAGACTTACAGTATTCATACCATTCAGTCTTACTTTTCAACTTCAATGAACGAACAAATTCTCTGGCTTGAGCAAATGGGCGAAAAACTCCCTTGAAGCGAGCAGTCCCAACCCTACCAGTTCCCAACCAATCACCATAACCAACCCAACCATTGTCCTTGTACACCAGATTAGGATTTGATGGAATATCTGCTGGTTTCTTTCCAGACTTACAGTATTCCGCCCACTCAGTCTGACTTTTCAACTTCAATGAAAGAGCTAATTCTTTGGCTTGAGTAAATGGGAGAAAAACAATTCCCATCAATTTACTAAAATTATCAAACCCAAACTGTGTAGTATATGATAGAAGTCCACTGATCGGATCAACAATACCCTCACCCACAAGATCACTGTCAATGTTATATTCCACCTTGGCATTCTTTTTAGGTTGAACAGTATGAATCAAATACGTCCAAATATACTTGGCAACTTCTCCGTAATGTGCTGTGACACCCAAATCCTTGAGCATACTGACAGATTCGGAGACAAACTTCTTCAATATTTCATTTAGAGTGGCATCAGGATTATCATTATCAATCTTACCCAATAGTTTCGTACCTAAATTACAAACCTTGATTTTCTCGTCCATATCGGGGAAATATTCTTCAAACCAATTTGGGATATAACGCTTTTTCCCACCCTTTACTGCCTTGTACAACTTGACTGGGGTACAGGCAACATTGAAGAGATAGGTAAACATGATGTGTTGCATCCATTCGTTGACGTTTGCTCGTTGCGCTTCAGCATTTCTTCCCTTCAATCCAAACGGAAGAATCTGATCAATGATGGCGTGTTTCTTTCCCTTCACGTCACGAGTAGGGCGACCATACATTTGAATGATTTCAACGGGCGAGCCACGATGCCCTACAATGATTGAACGCTCTGCCAACGGCCAGTCGCTCCCTTCTTTGTACATGCCCAAAGCTATGACAACTTTGTATTGACTGGTGGATTCCTTGAACGCCTTATTACTGATCAACTTCTTGCAATATGTACGTATCTTCTTTCCCTTTAACGGTCCACTTGTGAACCTACCCTTATCATTCACCAAATCAACAATAGTATTACGCTTGTAGCCATACTTCACGAACAATGCTGTGACTGCCTTGAGGAAGTCCAGTTTTTTGATAGCCCTTGCACCCCTTGAGTTCACTGAGGGAATGTGAACAATCCATCTGTACTGTTTCTTTCCTGCCTTTTTGAGAATAGCTTCAATGGGGTCGAGATAACCCTTCGGACCAGCCAGATGGGTATTCACAACGAAAGATTGTAGGTACTTCATTTCCGCAAGCCAGTCAGACTGCTTCAGAGTGTAGGTGGTAAATAACTTTTCCTGTTCGGTGGTAAGCATGAGTCCCTTGGCACGAAAATTGGTGGCTGTTACCAAACCAATACCAGACTTCGTGCGCTTCAATTTGGCAGTAACAAGTGAACCCAAGCAATTTCCTTTTGTACCCACTAATGTTTTCTCTGTGACGGAAAGGTGGTGCGCTTCATCAATCCAGATCAACACCTTGTCCAACAAATACAGTTCCCCTGTTTTGATAAGTTCTTTTCTGACAAGAGCGAGAGTCGCGTGAGTCACAATCCCCGTATTGTTATTGATATCAAAATAGCCTGTTCTCAACCATTTGATAACGCTCTTGACTACACCGTTAGGATCACCAGTGGTAAAATTATACATCGGTACCAAATCGCATTTCCGAGTAGCCGACAAACGAACATCTGTACCCAAAAATCCAGTGGCGATATTCGCTTGTGGAACGGCGATGATTGCCTTCTTGAATTGATTTGAGTTTAGTTTTGCTTCGGTGATGTAAAGAATGGCAACACTCTTGCCAGCACCAGTTCCAGCCTTGATGCGCGGATTCTTTACCTTTTTAGGGGATAGCTGTTTGACAGCCTTAACGATCCAATGATAAGCATACTTTGTCTTAGTTGCTTTGTAAAGTGTGGGGGTAGACCACGACATTGAAAGCGCCTTGGCATTGTTTCTTGCTGAATGTGATTTTCTGTTCTTCACTTTTTGTTACCTTTCTCTCTACTGTTATAATCATACCTCTTCCTGCCCGAAATGTCAACAACTATTTTTTGGTATACCCATTGATTCTAAAGGAGTTCAAACAAAGTTATGGGGCGGTCACCGCCGCCCGTCGGTTGGTTACTTCTTGCTGTTTATAGATACGTCCAAATACGCCAAGTATAAGGCTAACGCTTGAATAGTCACAGCCACCGCCGCCGCCGCCACTATATCCATAGGCTCTTTTTCTACAAGTTTGGCAATCTTTTTGTAAAGAACACCAGTTGTCTTATCGTGACCCTTGCTAACCAATAGTTTATTGACATAATTGTGCGCTTCACCCAGTGTCATATTGGATACTTCTAACATGACGCGGTCGCCTATCTCTTTCTGACTTTCCTTTGCTTTGTTTCTCATTTCAATTCGTGTTTCGTTTGTAGATAAATCCGCTACTATCGGAAAAACGCTGTTGGTTGGCTGTTTTTATACAGGCAAAGACCACTCGCTCATCCAGCCGCTGATAGCAAACATCTGTTTCAGTATACTCATTTCATCACAGTTAGGTAAAGTGACATTCTTGTTGTGACTGATATCAACACATAGCTTCCCATCCTTTCGGAATGCCACAAGAGTTTCTTCCCCTGCTGATTTTCCACCTTCAAAAAAGGTGGTGGGAAAATAATACTTTGAACCTACAGTCTTACCTAACGCATTGACGCCAAGAACCGTTGTGATATCCCACAATCTATTTCTCTTGATATTCTTGTTTTCGTTGGCAAGATGCTTGTCGTACAACTCGCGACCAACATACAATTGTTCGTTGAGCCGTTTCTTTATTTCGTTTCCTGCTGGAACGAACGGTTGTCCTGCACCTTGATACTCTGCCTTGCGGGGATTCTTGGGGTTGACCTTACGTGGATTCTTCAGGTTGTTTGCTCTGCGCTTTTCGTTGATTTGTGCCTTTGTCACTTGGTGTTCCTTTCTTTTGACTACAAGATAAGTATACATCTTGGTGCCCGACTTGTCAACTAAACTTTGGTATATCTTTGAGTTACTTTGGTAACGTTACTGTTCCAACATATACAGCATTGCTTCTTCGTCTGTTGCCTTTTCTACGAACTCAACCGGCCAATACATCCAATTATCTGTCTGGCAGTGAACATCATCATTGATGATGTTTACGACTTTTCCTAAAACTTTTCCTTCGGCATTAGTATTTTTGATGTAATCGCCAATTTGTATTTTCATTTGTTCCTTTCTTTTGACTACAAGATAAGTATATCAGTTTTGGTTTGCTTTGTCAAGGTGTGACCCAGAAACCAGCACTTAGAACTTGTTGATTCTAAAGGGGCAAAATCTTTGTTTTTGACGTATTTGAGGCAATAAGGGGTCTGGACGTATCCTAGCATGGTTTGAGCAAAGAAAAGGCGTTAGGATCAACCTAACGCCTTATGATAAAGGAGGTTTATAAATGAAAACATCGCCAGAAATGTCAATAACTGCCGACAATATTATTTAGCAATTAGTAAAATGATGATACAAACCAGAGTGCTGGCACAAGGGGTAAACCAGATGCCCAAGAGAAAAAGCAATACAAAGCCACAAGGATAACAGGAGAAGCCAGAATCCAAAAAATTGTCCAACGAACCTTGTGATAAAATTGTTGACGTTTGTATTCCGCGAGCCTGATTTCTGCCATCTGTTTAGCCGTTCGTCTCATATAACCCTTTCGTGATTACAAGACAATTATATCAGTTTTGATTGGGAATGTCAAGGGGAACAAGTGTTACGAGCAGTAACATTGATTAGTTCTAACTCCAGAATAACATATTTTTCGAGTTTTGTCAATACAACTTTGGTAACGTAACATTGTTAGGTTATTGTTTTGGTTTACCTAACATTGTTAAGTTATTGTTTTGGTTTACCTAACATTGTTAGGTTATTGTTTTGGACGGCGATTGATTGGCAGGGCAGTTTGGGCAGCGTCACGAAGCCAGTGATATAGATCACCAAGCGAAGATGGGGGCGATTCGGGTGCAGAGTTGATCAAACCAACTCCGAAGAATCCCAATGCCCCAAGGATGTAATTGACATGCTGGCTCAAATATGGGAACACGCCTTGTAGCATCCAATTTATTAGAAATGATTTCACTTTGTATAATCGTCCTGATCTGAAGGCAAACTGTATGCGTTCTTCGCACCGACACCAGCAAGCTGGATTTGACTGTTCCAATATTCAGTGGTGGAGTTGGATTCAAGTCTTTTGGTCCGAGTCCATATTTGGTTGACATCTCAAGCATCTCGTGCATTGGAAGTTGATCTGAGATTCCTGGACCTGGTTCGTTTGCGTGATAGTTTCTGCCTTGATCAATTGACGTGAGATTATTCTTTTGATTTGTCAACTGTTGAATGAAAGGAGAATGATAATCTGCGTGACTATCAATTGGGATTGGTTCACCAGATTCGTCACGAGTGAATACACGATATTTCTGTGATTTGTTTATTGGTACAACGTTACGAATACTCTCTGGACTATTGAGTGGACCTTCAGCTTCAGCTTCTCCACGAAGTGCCGGAGTGTAGTTTGGTGAACTATCAATTGAAGTTGGTTTTTCAACGCTACGAGCATACTGAGGCATGTTGCCGCCTTGAAGTGCGCCCAACCCCATAGCAGCGGTATTGCCAGCGAACTCCGCTTGCTCAGGAGTTAGACCAGCAGCTTGGCTACCGTGTTGAACAGCTTGTTGTGTGGCTGCATACGGCATAAGATCAGCGGCGAAGCCTGGGTTTTCAACTGCCATCAACGGAGCAGCCGCTCCACCGATTCCTCGAACCATTCTATTCAAACCAGCCATTGGATGCTCTGGAACGTCATATGCGCCCTGTCCTATTTCAGAAAGATTCTGAAGTGTACCTGTTCCCGGCATGAAGTTAGCCAGACCTTTTGATACTCCTTTCTCTGAGCCTGATGCACCAAGAGCGGAGAGAACTCTACCAGGTAATGTGTAGCCACTGCCTGTTCTGATATCATTTTGGAAATCATTTAGCCAAGGGCGAAGACCTGTTGGTGCGTCAGAGATTGAATCCTGTCCCGCTGGTGCTGGTTTTGGTTCACCTTGATATTTGTATTTTGAACGCACTTCGCTTTCTGGATCAGTACCGTAGGTAGGAGTCGGAAAATAAGTTGGCATTGCTTGATCTTGTGGCATTATTGTTGTCCGTTGAAAACTTGATATGGATTTTGGTCATTTAGTGATGGTATTGCTTGTGTAGTATTTTGTTGAACTCCGAGTGCTGGTAATACACCACCGGCCCTGATGGCACCCGCTCCAGTATTCAATACTGCCTTGGCGTTGGCGGCATCATCTCTGGGTCGTTGGTACATTTTTTCTGCCAAGTTTCGTTGTAAATCAAGTTGCTTCTCCATTGGAGCGTAAGGTTGATATTTTGTTAGTTCTGGATTTTGTTCTTTGAAATCAGCTTTATATTGATCAAGCATTCCTTGTCTTTTAGGATTTGTTGCGCCGTCGTTGTCTGTACCTTGTTGATTGTATTTTGTTGGTTCGTCAGGCTTTATATCAGCGCCTTTGAGATCAGGACCACCGTTAGGATCGACTTGTCGAACACCGCTCAACCACGCTGGCAATGTACCACTTCCAGCTACAGTCATTCTTTGACCCAAGGTTCGTAACCAAGGCTCCATTGCCTTACCCAAACCAAGACCACCCAACCCACCAACAAAATCTGCGGCACCCCCACCCAAAGCGTGTCCTAATAATGTACCTGCTGCGGTAGCAATTCCCGGACCAACCCACTTACTTTGAAGTGCCCTACCTGCAACTTTGGTTGCCCCACCAACAGTATTTTTAGCAATATCTCCTGCTTCTTCTCCAAACGCAGCCGGTGCAACAGCACCGATTCCAGTTCCAACAGCACCGCTATAATTACCAGCACTTATTTGTTGACCAATTGTATTTGCCAGCGGTCCGATTACAGGCATTCCCGATTCAGCACTATGAACAGCACCCATCACTTTATGACCATTGTTCCATTCTTGCTTGCCCTGATTCGCTAAATCATCCAATGGTTGAACGACTGAATTATATGGGTGGGCAACTGTATTGTATAATGCGCCGGGTGTTCCAAGCACAGTTCCGCCAATTTCATTGAGAACGTTCAGATCGGGTTTGCCTTTCAGCGAATCTGGTGTTTGAATGTTTGGCTGAGTATATTTCTGATATTCTGTTGGCTCATCTGGGTCAGCCCTAAAACCAGCGGGAGCCGTTTGAGTTGGCTCATCTGGGTCGGGTCTAAAACCAGTGGGGGCTTTTTGATCTGTTTCAGGTGCGTCGGGTTTGAATAATTTTGGAATAACCATTTTTTTACTTGGCATTTGGAACTGACCCCCACTTTCCATTTATTTGGATTCTGTGTTCTCCCTGTTTTGCGTTTTCTGGGTGTGGATCAGTTGATCCGCCCTTGGTAGAAGTAGCACCACTTACGGCAGGAGAATCACTCAACCAACCTGGTGGAAGTTTGTTATAAGTGTCGTCTTCCTTCAATTTTGATTTGTCATTGTCTTCCAAATAATTGTTTAGATATGTCATACCACCTTGAATGTGAGCCTTGAGAACTGCGGGGTCTTGAGCGATTGAATAGTACTCATCCTGCATCTTACGGAAATCGGCAGGACCGCCTCTTACTCCGTAGTGAGCCATGCCCACTCCAGTTTTCAACAATTCAATTTGTGAAACTTCGTTTGACAACGATGTATTTTTTGATAGACCATTTGCCATCAAAGTTCTGTTGATTCGTCCTTGTACCGGTCCAATTTCTCCGGCGTTGTTGTCAATGCCTTCCAAAATACCGGGCAAGCCCTTGAGTGTATCAGCAACAATTCCACTTCTTGTTTTCTGAGCCTGTGTTGGACTGTTCGCCGTATTGACTCCAGCAGCCGTCAAAGCACCTGGACCTGGGGTATGAGACGCAACGTATCCACCACTTCCATCTGGGTTTGGCAGATAGAATGTTGGACCGGCAGCTTGCTTCTCAAAATGCTCACCAAGGTCTTTTATGTCTTCGCCTGTTTGTCCGTTGACAAGAAATGTATGAGGAGTCTTTCCAACATCACGAACAACCATTTTGGTTTCCAGTTTTGGATCACCGTGATAAATGACTGTTGGTTTTGATTGACCTGTTCGGGGATCTGTTATGACTGATAGAACATCTCCGTTTGGAAGTTTCTCAATACTTGGTTTATCTGGCGCAAGGTAGCGTTGAATGCCATCGCTGTGTTGCTGACCGTCTGCACCTTTATACATCAATGATTTACTATTTTTGTCGAAAACTACAGCTTCACCATTTGGTCCGGTGTATTCTGGAAGCACCTGTCCAGCGTTCTTGACACTGCCTTCGGCATCTGCCTGTGCGTTCTGAAGACCAATCTTAGATTGATCTTCTTCCAGCGCTTGAAGAGATTTTTGTTGCGCCAAATCTTTATCTTGATCTTGACGTAGATTTTGTTCAGTCCCAGGAATGTCACGCATAAATCCGCCTTTTGGACCGCCAAGAAAACCACCAATGCCTGATAGAACCTTGAGTGCGCCAGCACCAGTTTCACCAAGGGGACGAAGAACCTTGTTATTGATTCCCTTTGCGTCTTGCTGAAGGTTATCAATGCCGGCAGTGCGTGTGAAATCGTTGGCAGTCTTTGCCTGTGCTTTAGCATCTGCTTCTGGATTCAGTAATGGATGTTCATCTTTGTCAGTATCAGCCGATTGTAGCGGCGGCAAAGCAGATGTTGGCGCTGCTGTTGCACCAGACAAGGAAGGAATTGAAGTAGGCGCTTTTACAGAAGAGGCTGGCATAGGACCGGCAACTCCAGCATTCACGCCAGCATTGATTTTTGCCGCCGTACCCGCACCCGGACCAACTTGATTAGTCGCAGGTGTGGCTGCTTGTTTGACAGCGGCTTGCGCCTTGTAATATTCCTCTTCCGGATCGGGCTGTGCTTGATTTTGAAGATCGTCTACCATAATTCTCCGTTACGAAACTTGACTACTAGCCTGTGCCCAGCGATTGTCCGTTGGCTGCATTGGCTACAGCGCCAGGATCGCCTGTCATACCAGCAGCAATCATTGCTGTGTTGTTGTCGATATCTTTCGAGGTTGCTTGTGCGCCTTTGATCCAAGTGTCGATAGAATCGTTTGACAAGCCGAGGCTCTTCAAACTTGAACCAACATTTGTTCCATATAACGATTCAAGACCACGCGCACCACCTTGTTGCTGTTGCTGTTTCAATTGATCATTTTGAGTTTGGACATTGAGATGCGTTCTGACTACCAACCTTGGCATCGTTACGCGCTGATTGATCAAGAGCAGTAGCAAGTCCGGCATTATTGCCTGTTCGTGCGGAAAGTTGATCACCAGCACCTACAGCACCAGCTTGGCTTCCACCCAAAGATTGGTTTGAAGCGGTAAGCTTTGCTGCCAAATCTTGTGCAGATAATCCTTGTGGATTGTTCAATTCATTTTTGTAAAATTGACTGACTGGTGCGCCTTGAGTCTGCGCCGTGGACATAAGATTACTTGCGTCTGCCTGTCCTGTAGCTGTATTAGTGATTGCTTGGGACTCACTCCCCCTGGGCATGGCTTATAACTCCTTTGTAATCTGACGGTTATGCCAATCAATATGACGTTTATAATTACCGGCATTGAAATCGCGATTACAATCTTTACAAGTCGTCAAATAATTTGCTCGGCTCGTGTCATTTAGATTTTTCATAGCATTTGTTTTATAGATCGGATCATTCATTCGTTCTTTCCATTTATCAAATTGGTAATCTCGTAAATTTTACCGTTCAATTATATTCTCCAACCGGCAACCGACCAACTATAGAAAGTCGCGCCTATTTTTCGTAATCTTTTACCAAAACTCTTCACTATCTCTGGTGGAATCCAAGCAAAGACTTGTTTGAATCCTTGCTCACCCAGATTTTTGTTGGCACGTTCTCCGAGTTTCTGAATCCAGTGCCATTTTTCCAAACCACTCAGTTTTGCATCGGGGTTGATTAGAAGATTCAACTCAACTACCTTACGCGATGCCAAAACCATTTGAATCTCATCTTTGTCAACCAAAACCAAAATATCAACAAGCTCAGACCATTCAGGAAAATCATATTTGAAAGGTTGATTGGCATGAATCTCCCGTATTTTCTTGAAATCTTGCGATGTTCCGTACCGAATGAGCATTTCTATACCTATTATATTAGAAATTGGGTTTTATGAAACTCTAATCACCTTAAGATAGCTGTTTGCCTTGATCCATGCCAATGCGCCGGACTGAACACCCTTGGCTTGTATACCGATTATAGGACTGCCTGTGGCTGGCGTAATAACAATACCTTTGATTTCTGCCAAACCCAGACCAGCAACTTCGTTCATTTGCGGTCCTTGAACCCCTTGACCTGTGAAATATCCAGGAGACATAGAACCAACTCCTGTTGTTGCTAACGCTCCTTGAGAACCAATAAACGATGCCGCTACAGTAGCTCCAGTAACCGAACATTGTAACCCGAACTGGATGCCTTGTGTACCGGCAGTACATTGAGTTCCCATAACACATTCAACTTGATAGGTTGCGCTGTTGACGAGTGCTGTGGTTTGAAGACCGAGAACATTTTGTACACCAGTTCCAGAACCACCCAAAGAGAACTGATTGCCTTGTAGAGCAAATACATATTGACTACCTTGATTGCCTTGGTTGCCCTGAAATCCTTGGTTGCCTTGATAACCTTGAATACCCGATTGATTGCCTTGAAAACCTTGAAATCCCTGATTGCCTTGGTTGCCTTGATAACCTTGAAATCCCTGATTGCCTTGGTTGCCTTGATAACCTTGAATACCCGATTGATTGCCTTGAAAACCTTGGAAGCCCTGATTTCCTTGGTTACCTTGCGCACCGATTGGAACACCATTTATAAGATATAAACCAGAAGTGTTTACATTTCCATTTACATCTAATGGATATCCCGGTGTTATCGTTCCGATACCAACATTTCCAGTTGTTGATATTCTCATTTTTTCTGTTGGGTGTTGGGATGGGTCTGTTCCATCGACGCTAGCAGTAAGAAAGGCAAGAGCACCCAAATATTCGACTGCCGGGTCCGTTCGCACCTGAAGTCCACCAAAATTACCACCACCACCAATATAACTTTGACCTGCAAACATAGCCAGCGCAGTATTTGCAGAATTTGTATTCGTATAACCAGCAATAGTTCCACTTACAGCTAAAGGAAATACTTGAGCAAATGCAATTGCAGATTCCGCGCCAATCTGTACCAATCCTGTGAATTTGTTAGTCGTAGCCGTGAATTTGCTAGCTGTTGCTGAAATTATCTGATTGCTTCCGTTTAGGTCATTATAAGGGGAAGTAGGAGGAGATAGTGGTGTTAGTCCTTCATAAACAGTATTGGAATATGATGCTGCATCAAAGTAAAAATAATTTACAGTTCCCGATGAAGCATCATAAAAATTCTCTCCGATGAAACTTACACCAATAGTGCTTGCAAGTTTGATTGTTATCGGATAAGCATAGGTTTCAAAGGAATCACCACTGAATATTCCACCAGTGATAACTGAATATCCTGGCATAAATTCAATTGCGGCATGTGTAGTATCTGCTGCTCCGCACAAATTAGCCCAGAAATTATCTCGGCAAACAACTGCATTGGCATAAGTCTGTAAACGCAAACCACAACGAATACGATTGAAATGATTGCGCTCCACTGTTGATACATAACCTTGAAAAGAAGATTGTGAAGTTCCGTCCAGCAATCCCGAAGTATTATTGCCTCCCAACACAATAGCATCTTGAATTGAAGTTGTTCCTCCAGTGTCCATATTTCCAAGGAATGAGTTATCGTGAATATAAGAAATTGTATTAGTTGTTTGAAAGAATGGAACATCAGCAGATTGTCCTGTCAAACCATTTGTAAATGAAAGATGATCAATTTCAATAAAACCATTTCCGCGTGTATCAATAAAAGCAACTGCACTTCCTATATCTGCGATAAGACAATCTAATTCAATAATGGAACTTCCATAAGGACCATCTGAAGATACTGCGGCGGAATTGGCACTCATAGCAGAACCAGTCAAACGAAGTGATGGTTGAGATGGAAGACTGCCCGAATTATTCGGAATTATGAAACAAGAATTGAATTTGTATGAAGTTACACTTGGTGGGAAGTATATTGTTCCCCCGCCATTTGCATACCAAATAGCCAGTAATGCTGTAAAATTAGTAACATTCGTGGACGCAGAATTTGAAGGTAATACTCCATACGCTTGTGCATTATAATCTTGACTATAACCTTGATTGCCTTGATTACCTTGATTACCTTGGTTGCCTTGAGTTCCCTGAAAACCTTGGAATCCCTGATTGCCTTGGAATCCCTGTGTGCCCTGGAATCCCTGATTGCCTTGGAAACCTTGGTTGCCTTGTGTTCCTTGGAATCCCTGCGTGCCTTGTGTTCCTTGGAATCCTTGATCGCCTTGATTGCCCTGTGTTCCTTGAAATCCTTGGAATCCTTGATTGCCTTGACTTCCTTGAAAACCAGCACCTTGAACGCCTTGATTACCTTGTGGTCCTTGAACGCCTGACTGAAAACCTTGATTACCTTGGTTGCCCTGTGGTCCGACAGATGCGTATGGTAGACTATTCCAAGCCGTAGAACCATCACCGTACTTGAGTTTGGTGGTGTCTGTTTCCAGACCCATTTCACCAGACGCAAGAACAGGATTAGCAATTGTCCAATTGCTTGCTAAATCTTGACGATATTGAATAACGGCATTTATGCTCATTTAGACTGCGCTCCCGCAAAATATTCTCAAAGGGAAAGTTGGGTATGTGGTAATCGAATTAGCATTCCCACCATTATAATATACCAATTCACAAGTTCCTTGGTTTCCTTGGTATCCTTGGATGCCTTGGAAGCCTTGATTACCCTGTGGTCCTGATGCGGAACCAATTGACAAAAAGTACGCACTCAGAATAGCATCATTGATTGGCGGGTAGGTAAATGTAATTATTTCGCCGGCAATTGTATAGTCAATGCCTTGAGTTTGAACCAACCCATCATTTGACAGAATAACTGCTCCATCCCATAATGGTGTGTCAGTCAAAGAAAAAATTGTATTTACGCCATTGGCGTTTCCTGTTACTGCGACATTTCCATAGACGGCAACAATTCCTTGATTACCTTGATTGCCTTGGTTACCTTGATTTCCTTGACCTTGATTACCCTGATGACCTTGTGTTCCTTGAGTGCCTTGAAGTCCTTGGTTGCCTTGAACTCCTTGTAAACCTTGGAATCCCTGCGTTCCTTGATGACCCTGTGTTCCTTGAAAACCTTGTGTGCCTTGTGGTCCACCATAAGCACCTTGATTTCCTTGATTTCCTTGTGGTCCAACTCCCCCACCAGCAAATAATAATCCGCCCGGTGTGATGCCATCAGAAATCTTTAGTTCAAGACCTTGAGGGTCGTAGAAAAGAGTGCCCTGTGTTCCAATATAGATGTTGGAATTAGCACTTGTTTTCTGTGCTGCGAAAATCGTATTTGTGATTGGACTTGGCATTAGGATAGTTTAGGCGGCAGACCATTTGTGGTCTGACTATAAGGAAACTTCCCTGCGCCTTCGCCTCCAGCCGGATTGGTATTGATACCAGCACCACTTGATGTTTGAATCGGTGGACCGTCATATTGTAATCCAGCTTTTCCTTGACTAACAAGAGTTGCCTTGACGCCATTGCCGTGAACAACAGGAGTTGATGCCGGACCGCCATTTGTGTATTGCGAATATGCTCTCCAATACAACGCTTTGTTTCCCAGAGGCACAGTTGCGTTTCTGCTTGGACCCATAGGAACTACGGTGGAGTTTCCAAAATCTGGTTTGGGAGAATATTCTGCGAAGTATTGAATAGGTCTGTAAATTGGATTGTTATCAGTTATAGACACCTGATGTAATCCATCAGCCGTTGCGACTTTTACAGAATTGATAGGCGGGGGTGTTGCTGGTTTACCGCTGGGATCAAGCGCTAAGTTTTGACCCATATTTGTGAGATAGGTTTGGATATCTTCCAGTGCTTCACCGATTTGTCTATTGCTTCCCTTGATCGCTTGTAGGTTTCTTACTGGAATCGCCATTTGACCTCTTATCTTTTTTCCAACATTTTTCTGCTTTGTCCGTCCAAACCAACTCGGTCATCTTACCGTCTTCTTCCCTCTCGTAGATTTTCTTATGAATGAAGTCATAGACTTTCATTATCTTCCACGAATTGAACCCATAGGATTGACCATTATGTACGCTCCAAATCTCACCAAGTTGAAAGCTGCGTCGGTCGGACTTCCAGTGAGCGCTTGGTTTGGCAGAGCGAATATCTTGAAAGCTACCCTTTGGTTTGACTGATTGATATTCCATTCTATGTCATTATTACACGTAGAGGATAAGTTTCTCAGAGACAACGGAAGTCCAGGATTTGATAGATTGCCAAGGTAAGGAATGATCCCAAGCTGCCCAACACCTGTAACGCTTCCTGTAAGATATGTCCAGAGCTTTCTCCCCCACAATTGTAAGGAATCCTCCTGCTCGTCGGTGACGAAAAAATAAGTCGTGTAGTAAGAATTGATTTGTCCGTAATCATCATCTGTATATTTGTTCGGATTCAACCAATACATATTGCCGAAGTTACCACAGAAAGTGGTACGCTCTGTTGATGCCGATTCATCGACATTCAGTCCTGTACAATAATTGAGATTTGGACTCATCAAACTAAACTTCAAAGTTTTATCAGAAGCAAGAAGTTTGCCACTGAACGTTGAAACGTGGATTGGTTCACTAACATCGAACTCTGGATCAAGCCCACGAGTGTTCATCAAAATGATTTTGTTGACTATTGTGCTTCCATCAATTGGAATACCACAATATGTCTTTCTGTTTTGAACATCGTTGTAAAGCCATGAGATGTGTGCGTAATCCCAATTGATGCGTAGCCACAATGGAAGGAGTTCCTCACTAACAAGAGTTGGAATATTGCTTGCTAAACTGAATATGCCTGAGCGGTCAAGGAATAGAGCATTGGTCTTGCCGTATCCAATTCCCATTACTGACATTGTTCCAACGGCATTAGTGCTGACTTGATTGACTGTCCAACCACTTGGTTCGGTACTTCCGTTATCTTCAGTTTCAAATATGTGATGGTCAGTTGCGATATATAAAAGATTTCTTTGTTTGAAGCAAGATACAATCTTTTCACCTGCGATTGGCAGTTGAATCTTTCCAGTCACATCATCAAAGGCTGTTGGGTTTGCCACATAAGAAACTCGAAGTTGTGTTTCGTTCACTGGGTCAGCATCAGGAATGAGCATCATATCATTCAACGCGATAGTAGAGCCATCAGGTATTCCTGTGGCATACACTTCAAACAACAAATCGGAAGGAATGGTCAATCCTGTTGGACGGCTCATTACTCCTTCCAAAAACTCACCTTGTATGGGTGCTAATGAAATATTGATGTTTGCTGTGGCAATAGCTCCAAGGCTTGGAGAATACAATACTCCGTAGAGCATACCCGGCACTTGTGCTGTGGCAGGTGTTTCAGTTGGAATAGCAACAGAACTTGTTGTGCTTACATCCACCGGCCAGTTAGAGATGGCAGCGGTCAATACATCACCATTTAGATTGGCATTATTCGCCACGATGAAGTTGAACACATTGCCAGTAATGGCAGAAGCATTCACAGTCAGGTTAGCAAAACTTGGTGAGCCAAACTGCGGTTGAACAGTTACTCCGAGAATTGTTACGGCTGTGTTGCTGATGGAAATATTTGGTGTGGCAGACAGAACCAAGGTGAATGGAGTATTCGGTGAAACATCTGTGATGAGGGTGTTTGTATTTCCGTTATCCAAGTAGATGCCAAGACTTGAGTTGGCAGTTTCAACAGTCACTCCAATAAACACATTACCAGAATTGATTTGAGCATTGCCATTGCTTGCTTGATTGTAAAGGGTGAGTAGATTGCCTGTTGAACCAAGAGCAAGGTTGATGCCTGTCAACGTTATGTTGGCAGTTTCAAACTCAGTTGAATAGGTTGTAATCGTGGAAGTCGCAGCCACATTTACGTTCGATATTGTAGTAGTTGTTTGAGCGGTTCCAGAAAACGAACCATATGGTCCTGGACCGGTTGGATATAAATCGCCACCACTTATTGCTCCGAGTTGAAATACAATCTGATCAAGATTTGAGCAGAGCGAAGTGATGTTGGGAATGGTTACTGAAATCGGTCCGTCGAAATCTGATGAACTTCCGAAAATGGAAGTTGGGAATGTAACACCGCCATCATACGAAACCGAAATATTTCCATATCCATTGAACCCACCAGCAACTTCAAACCCACCATCTATGTAACCAAAAATATTTGTCTGAACATCAAGGTTGATCAAGAGAGAAGAAAGACCGGCAGTCGGAGTCGAAGGGAATCCAGAAATATTGTTGGTTACAAGAGAACCAGAATAACTTCCAAACGAATATCCTGTGGCAAACGATTCAACAAAACCACCACTCAGAGAAACATTGCTACCGGTGATTGTTGTGTTTCCAACAGCAACAGAAAATCCTGGGGTGGTCACAGTTGGAATTGCTACGGGATAGTTGTATTGGTAGTAACTGGCGTTTCCGTTGCTTAGACCACCGTCAATTGTTATGCCTGTTGTTCCGTCAATTGTTATGTTTCCGTTGTTATCAACTCTTGACCATTGTTTGATATCAATGGGTTGTCTGAAATCCTGGTAAACAAAATCGTGGTAGTTCCAGGCGTAGGTTGTGTTAGCGACATACGCCAAGATAACAGGCGTGACTTTGGTTCTAAATCTGTAAAGTGTATTTGGTGAAACAATATCAACAAACTCTTGGTCTTGGTAGGCTGACTGGGAAATCAACCCTTGCTGAGAAACAGAACTGTTTCCAGTAATTGTGTAAGACAAGCCTTGTAGGTTGTCATAGGCGAGTGTGGAATCGGCTGAATCATTTACGTTCCAGCCGAGCGGAGAATAGATTGCTGAGTAGCCACCGTTGAAACCCATGTTCAACAGATTTTGAATCTTGTTTACTTCGCCCCAATAGAACATGCGGTCTGCGTAATCAATACACCCAATGGATGGTCCAAGAGTGACTTGATCAAATAAATTGTTTCCAGTTACGTCAATGGCAATACCAGAAAATAGTGTGGCATCTGCGAAATCAAATACAGCACTTGTTGATGTATTGTCATTGATAACTGTGCTTGTGCCGATTGGTACTTGACTTGAGATTCCACCAAACAATGTTTGCTGTCCATAAGGGATTGTTGGGATGTTGAAATAGAACGCACCGCCAGCACCAGTGAAGTTTACGATTCTGCCTTTGGTGTTTGGTGGACCGAGTGGTAGGTTATATACTGTGATTTTCTTGAAGCCTGTTGAAACAAACTGCGATGTTGGGCTTGGAGCAGTAATAGAACCATCATCCAATAGAAATGAAGTACAGCAATTATGTAGACCAGGTGCCATCAAACCGGCAGCGCCGATCCATCCCCCAGTTCCAATGTCACCGGCATTTTGTGTTGTGTCAAACTGAAATGTGTAAGGGTCGATGATACCTGAAACTGTCCATAGAGCAGGATTGACTGTGGTGACGTTACCAGATGTTGAACTGTAAGTTGTATTGTAAAGATTTTCGGAGTTATTGGTAACTGTAATCTGATCACCCACAATCAAATAATTTGGTGTGAGTGTATAGCCTGTGGCAGTCACAGGTGCGACTGTACCGCCAAGACCTGTGGCAAGACCAGAGAAATCAGATTCAAAAGTAAATGTATATTTGTCAGGGACAGAAGTTACTTGAACCAAACCATTGTATTGTGGAATGGAGAAGTTCTGAATGAGAGCAAAGTCATTCACTCCGAAAGGATGTTGGACAGGAAGGATTGCTGTGACTTCGTTTCCTGATTCAGTAAGGATAACGCCCGTCAACGCATTGGCTGGTAAAATATCATTTCCGATTATAACTGCGGGAGATGATGTTTGTGTTGCGATAGCTACGTTCGCATTTGCGTAGGATACCTGTAAACCAGTTTGCGATTTTCCACTTTTGTTGGCGTAACCGATTTCAAATGGGAAGGCTCCGATTGCTGAGAAGTCCAAAACAACTGTATCCAAATCTCCGGGATATCCAGGCAGACTCAATCTCGAAGCAGCATAGTTTAGTCCAGCTTTTGTAGCAGCCGTACCAATCTGAGGTCCGAATGTACACGACACGCCATTGCCCACAAACAAAATCCACGATTCATCGCATTGGAAATACAATGTGATATTTCCTGTTTGTGCTACAACAAAATCTCCTTGAATATTGCAGTCAAATCCATAACCAGTTGTGCCGCCCAGAGCAGATTCAGGGAAGGCTGTATCTGAAGTCCAGTTACCAAAGTTGTCTTGTTGCTGATTGGTCATTGGTGTAGCGAAAGAGCCATCAGTTGTTGAAGGTCCATAGTATCCAGCAACCGGCCAGTTTGGAATGGCTTGGTTGAATACCAGTGACGTACCATTCAGATATGGATTTGGATTTGTTTGAGCACCAGCGCCAGTATAAAGCCCTGTTGTATTTTGATAGAAATTGATTGTGGTTGGGGATAAACTTATTGCCGCAGCGTTTGCTGAAGGTCCGATCAGTGGTGGCTGTGAAATGTAATTGATGGCTATGTTCGCGATATTTTCGCTGATAGTTATTTTATTGGCAGGACCATCTTGTGTAACGCGGGTGAAGTTCACACCATCATAGTAAGTTGGGATATCACTCCCGCCTTTACTCAAGCCATTTGCTTTCCCGCTAAACGAAGCAAACCACGCACGTACTAATCCAGAGCCACCGGGATCGGCAACGTTGATATTTACATAATCGCCGGGGCTAACAAGTGAGCTAATCAGCACAACATATTGACCTGGCGTGTTGATTACATCTTCAATGTAAACATTGCCTTGGTTGTCCAAAAACAGATTATATTTTTCGTCGTCGGATTTATTGTACGTGGATGCGTAAAGAATTGGATTTACAATGGATGTAGCATACAATCTATTCAGTGCCGCACGAGTAAAGACCGCTTGAGGAAGGAAGTCAACGTCAGAACAATCAGGCGAAATCCCGGGAGGGACATTTTGCGCTGGTAGATTTAGACACAAACCTGCGAATAGTGGCAGGTTTATCGTTTGACTTCCTTTCAAGCTGGCTTGTTGTGGCATTTATATTAGACCTTTGCGATGAACGCTTCAAACACGATAACATCAGCCGTGATGTTACCAGTTACTTCTGAACCGCTGACAAAAATCTGAACAGCACCAGAAGAAATAGCTGCGTTTGGAACGTAACCATAGCTGGCTTGGCTCAGTCCTGCTGCGTTCGCACTGCGGATTGAAACGTGCTTGGTTGTTGCTTCTGAAGGGACAAGACCTTCCAAGCTGAACGGAACTCCGCCAGTTGTATAAACGACTGCGTTGGCATTGGCATAACCGATTTCACCACGGACGATGAAAACGTTTTGCGCGATTGAAGTAATTACTTTTTGTGGTACGAATACTGCTGAATTAGCTGCCATGATATGCTCCTGTTTTGTTTGTGTCCAATTGAATGGGGTCTAAACAGTTAGTGTCTCCAACGGCGCTTATGAGAAATACGAGCTTTGCGTCTTTGAGTACGGTTGATGATTGAGTCTATCGCCTCATTCGCGACTTCAAGAAATGTAGAAGCAATCGGATTGCCTCTGCTTTGTTCAAATTTTCCGGCACACAGATAAGCCAATGCTTCACAGCCGTTTTGAACTGGAATCCATTCGCTAACTTCAGATATGTAAGGAATCTGAACAATATATCGAACTCTCAAATCCAAACTCAATTGCGAGCCTGTTATATAAAGTGTATTCTGAAACCAATCCCACTGTACCGCAGCGAATGGTGCAACGCCTTGTGCTTGTAAACCATCAGCCACACCACGGATTTCTGAAAAGACAGCGTTTGTGCCATTCTGTCTTGCCCAGATTTTCAAAGGCATCATAAGATCGGGTGGAAGAACTGGGTAGACGAAGTTTGCTTCGCCGTTGTTACAACCAACGTAATCTATATATGTTGTCGAATTGGGATCGGAAGGATCACCAGTGGCAGGAAGACCGTACATAATGAATTCGTTTGTATTAAATTCAAGATCGCTATCAACAAATTTGGTATTGAGAATGTCGATTGCGGAATTGATGAACTCCACTACGTATGGTTGAGAATCATTGAAAATATCACCCAATGGATTGCCATTCAGCATATCGTTCAAAATTGCGCGGGTACGACTCGTAACCGCACTGGCAAGCGTTCCTACTGCTACTGGGACAATTGGCATATATTTTCCTCTAACTTATAATATCAAAAGCTGGAGTTATGCCTTCTTGTGTTCTTCTATCCAAGCCTGATCTTCATCACTGCCTTCAATACGCATTGACTTTCCGCTTGGAATACCACCCATTAGGGAATTGTAAAGAGCCTGATTCAAAATATGTTTACAATTTGGACACATAGCAACGCTGGATTTGACAGTAACTCCGCAGAACTTACACGATTCATTGAACTCAACTGGATTGCTCCAATCGCGTGTCATCTTCAAGTATGAAGAGGCGTTTCTGTGCTTAGGTCCGATGTAGTCTTTCTCTTTCGCAGTGCCACGATTGAGTCTGTCACCTTCGCCAACCACACGATTGAGATGAACTTCCAGCTTTTTCTTGGCTTTCGCGAGTTCATCTGCGCGGGGAGGGTTATTATATGTGGCAAAGACTCCCCAATTTTCAAGGTTGTTGTCACTATATCCGTCGTTTCTATTGAGAAGATCAGCAACGAATTCCAATCCATCGTAAATGGTGTAAGCCATTTCACCTGAACCGCATTCAACATCATCGCCTTTGGCGTTGGTAATTACTTGCGTACCAGCACGGCTCATATCCCACGATAGTAAACGAGATGGAATTGTTTGAGCAAGATGATATTGTTCCCAATCATCTCGATTTGTTGAACCATGCGTATCAACGCCTTTCAACTGAAACTGTCCAAACGAACCCATTCGTCCATCATACGAATCAAGATAGGTTGTGTAGACATAAATCGGTTTTGCGTCATTCAGCAATTGCTGTTGAAGCGGGTCAATAGGTGGGAAAATCTTACTGTTTAGTTTTGAAACTGTTTTTATAATTTGAGCATTCCAATCAATATCTGGCATTTGTTACCTCGGTAGTTGAGAAAATCCTTGTGTTGGTAGTCCTGTTTGTTCAGCCGTCAATTTCTGTCGGCGTTCGTACTCTTCTTTCATCTTGTTGTAATATGGAGTGCCTTCCATTGGTAGCATAGCATCAGAGATTACGTCACGCATTTGCTCTTTCTGTGCGTGTTCCTTAGCATCTCTGGCGGCTTTGTTCGCGTCCATCTTCTCTTGTTTGGTGAACAGTTTACCTGCGTCAACGCATTGACAAACAAGAATCATCTTCCAAATATAAGGGTATTCGTATTCACCATAATTTGGGTTTTCAAGAATATCGTTGGCGAAGGTGTAAACATGCTCGTATCTTCCATGATTTGGATAAATCGGGTCTGACCAAAGACCACCTTCAAGGTTATTATTATGGGAATATGTGTCGAAGAATGAATCTGGAGAACCAAATTCTTCTGGCGGAAGCCATTTTTGTAATATATATCGTGGTTTGGAACTATTCCAAGTTACTCTGCGGTATTCAACCGTGTCGGTATCTCCCCACAAACCACCAGTAATAATCTCGGTTTCGTGTGATTCGTTCCAAATAACCCGATATAACGGTTGTCCGTATTGGTTACTGCCATATTTCTTGAGTATTCTCGCACAAAATTCTGGAACAGGCTTGAACGGATCACGTGGTCGCTTAGTTCGGTTTACCTTGAGTTTTGTTTTGGCTTCAAGTGCCTGAATGATTAGTTCTTGTTGGGCTGACATACCTTATTATATCGCTGTTTTTTGTCTCCACACAGCTTTTATCGCTTCAATATGAGCTAATGATTTTGGCTTTCCTTTATTTCCTCTTCCAGCCTTTGCGGGGATATCTTTGTATTCTGGCAATTGATATAAAATTTTTCTTGTGTCAGACATTTTTTGTTTGTCGGCTTCGCTAAACCATTCAGTGCTGTTTGCTTTTCTCGACGCTACAATCTTATCAGTTCGCTCTTTCATTTGCTCCGTAGACATATTAGCAATTCTACGCTTTGCGGAGTTAGACATTTTCTTTCTGCTTTCGGCAGAAAATATTCTTGGTTTACGTTTGAGTCCTAACGCACTTGGTGGCTGATTACCGCCATTTGATCTATTTTCAAGGATACCTGTTTTTGTGTCGATTCTACCATATTGAGAAATCATTGCCGTTTCTAAAATGAAAGATGCTTCTTCATCTATTCCTGTTATGATGAATTTTATGAATTTCATTTTCTTTGGAACAAGAATGTTACCGTGTGATCCTTTGAATCTTTTTCCCTGTCCCTTCCCAATGTAGCGATAAGTTCCTTTTTCAGCGATTTTTGTAGACCTCTCTCGTAGATAAGCATAAACATAATATTTTGGTTCGGTGTTATAAGTTTTCATACATTCCTCCTACTATTATTATACATAGACTCACTTAGTAAGTCAAGTGTATTTAGCAAGGAGAAATTGTATTTAGTGGGGTATAGAGAAACCGAGGGTAGAAACAGAAACCCCTCCGAATTTCGGAGGGGATTCTATACTCTTTTGACTAAAAAGGAGTAGTTGCTAAGTCGTTGATTAGTAACCAGTTGGGATATAAATCGAGTCAATGTAACCATTGGCGCGAAGGTTGTTTGTGTAAAGCTGAAGACCAACCCAGTAGTAGAAAATCTGAGCTGCGTTTACACCGCCAGACGCCCCGTATGTTTGAAACTGAGTTTGTCCGGCAATACTGAACATATCAATTGGCTGAATCTCAGCAAAACCCCAAGTGGAAAGATTTAGAAAATCAATACGACCGCGAACGGCTTTGATTGACTCAACAATCTTGTTTCCACCCATTGTCTGTGGAAGTCTCTTCTTGCCCATATCCAAAGATTCATCACCAGAAATCTGGTTCTGAATAACTGTGGTTACGGAAAGCTGAGCATCTTCCCATGCGGCTGTGATTTCTGGACCGCAGTGAGCAAGCAACTTATCAACGTCTGCATCGTCACCGAGTGCGCGTTTGATGTACTGCTTTACCTGACGAACAAGCTGTGGGGAAAGAGCAGAACCACCAGCATTGACATAAGGTGTCTTCAACTTATTTGGATAGGTTGCGCGAGAAAGACCAAGCCATGAACCTGTTGAAAGATTCGTGTCGTGATATTCCAAGCCGTACAAAGAAGTACCTGCTGTTCCGGCAGAACCGGCAACAAGGAGTAAATCGCCAGTTGTAGTGCCACTTGGAACGGCATTAGAAACAATGTTCTGGCTGTTAGCATCAACAGTAATAACATTGAATCCACCACGAAGAGTTCCACCCAAAGCCGAATAGACCTGGTAGAATGAACCTTCGCTGAATGCGTTTGGGTTGTTTACAATGATCTGTGTACCACCAGTGATCACGGTTGGAACAGACTGAACAACGTCAACTGTACCCGAACCATCTGTGTTCAAAAGTGTTTCAAGACCAGTGCGAAGCTGTTTCTTACCTGACTGGAAAGCCACGGTAAGAACATCTTCAACTGATTTCTTTTTGCTGTCTGTAGCGATGATTGCCAACTTGGAGAGGGCAACTGCTGTGGAGAACCAAACCGGTGTAAGGTTGACTGCTACATCGTATAGATCGTTTGAACCTAAACCAAGATCGCCATTGTCAGGGTTTACCTGAGCAAATGGAATTCCCCCTTGGATGCGAATTGGAACGCGCATGGTTCTTGAGGAAACTGTATCTTTGTCAATCTTGCCTTCGATGGCAGAGAACAAAGTGTCGTCCTGTGCGAATAACAGGGCTACCTTATCTTTTACGTGTTCAAGCTGAACACCTGTGTCTGTGGAATTGAGTGCTACGCCCATGGAAATGTACCTCGTATATAAAATTTTTGTAGTTACTACTGATCAATGATAGATTTCGGTTTTTTGATTGGTTCCGTTCCAACTAAATCCAATTTTTTGATTCCCTACCGAGAACAAATTACGAGATATTTGAGTGGATCGACCACTATTTTGTTCTACTAAACTTATAATAGTGAAATCTCTATTTTTGACACCCACAAAACTCTTTTTTGAAGTATTCCATCTGTAAACCAAGTTTTTTTACAAACATATCCATGGCTTCATCGGTTGCCAGATATGAAAACATAATGCTCTGTTCTTTTTCACATTTTTGACACCAGATAACAATCTGCCAAACATCCTTCTTTTTGGAATCGAATACAGTGGAATTGAGCAGGGGCTTTGCGAAATCTGCGATTGAATCGTACATTTTCAACTTGATGGGCAGGGCTACTATATCCTGTTTCATGAGAGTAGCCCTGAATCTATCGTTGAAATCAATTATTCTTTTGAAATCTATTGCCATTGAACGATTTTGCCGTTAGTAAGGACACAAGTATTATCCATAATCAGAGCATCATATGATTTACGGAGCGTTTTGGCATACTTGATGGTTGCTGCACGATCTACTTGACCTGGAGATGGGATTCCACTGATCTGAATAACACCACTCTTTGTTTTACCAACCGTTTTCTTTTCAATTTCACGGTCTTTTGTAGTTGAACCCTTGAGTCCAGTAAATGCCCTCCAAACTTCTTTAGTTGCTTGTGGCATATACTTTTCAAGTTTGCCGTTCATGTATTTGATGTATGCGTCTTTGTTTCCTGCTCTGAGAAGTTCTGTCATTTGTTTCTGAGCAACCGTATCTTTTTCAAGTATTCTCTTGAAACGAGCGTCAATATTGGAGTTCAGGATTTCAAGTTGATCCGGTCCGAGGTTACGACCACGAATATACGAGTTCAATTCCTTGGTCTGGCGATCTGCCCAAATCTTGTTCGCTTCCGTCGCAAGATCGGATAGGAAGGTATTCTGTCTTTGGTTATCAAAAGCTTGTCTATCTGCCTGTAATTTCTGGCGTTCAGGATCAATCTTCTTTTGTTGAGGTCCGTTCTTGACGTTTGCGTAGATATTATCAAGATAGCCATTGTAAAATTCACTGAGGATTTGTGCGGCTTCTGATTTTGGATCAAGTGATTTGTAAACCTGCTGAATCTTCTGAACTAATCCGACTGAATCAAAAGATTGAGCAATTACTCTGGATGCCATGTGTGTCCAACCTTCTGGATCGGCATGACTGTACCTTTCAATCGCAGACGGCATTATTTTGTTGAATCCCTGTGGACTCATCTTTGTCCAGGTGTCGAGTACGGCTGGATCACCAGAAGCGAACATCTGGTCAATGGTTGCCATTTCACCTAAATCTTTTTCAACGCCGTCAATACCACCATACAATTCAAGTTTTTCTGCTATGGCGGCGGCTTTCTGTGGAGTTTCAAAAATCTTTGCGTATTCCTTGTTCTGGAAATATATGGAACGAAGTTCCTTATCTTCCTTGAAAAGTTTCTTGTATTTGGCTGGAATACCAGATTTCGCATCAATCTTTTCTGGCGTGATTTTTTCTGCTTTGCCGGGTTTTACGGCTGGTTCAATAGGTTCATCAGACGAAACTTCGTCATCAACGGCATCATCAACATCTGATTCAAAAGTATCATCTGCGGAATCTAAATCCGTATCATCTGTGGTTACATCTGTGTCTGTGGTTATATCTGTTGGGGTATCCATTACGTCATTTAGATCAACAATTTCTGGTATTGGCATTATGCCTCCATTGGGATTCCGGTTTTTAGCAAATGCTCAGGCTTACCGCATACCTGTTGTCCACTTGGAGTAGTGTATGTCTTATTATAGTCCTGAAAATTAGCTCACAGGGAGATTCTCGATTTTGGTTTCAGTTGCTCCTGTTAGGGAGTTAGAAACCACAGTCTTGCTGGGGGTCTTTATCGGTGCCATCTTTGCTGGTTCTGGTTGAGGACCAGGTTCTGGTGTTGGGGGAGGAGTCGATTGAATCCCGTGCTTTGCCAAGATAGCAGATTCGGTGGCTGGATCAGCGTCGGCTTTCAATGACAAACTAACATTTGGTGGTGGTGCTGGTGGAAGATTATTTGCTGTTTCAGCATCCATTTCGGTTTTGTGAGCAAGAAGATGAAGACGAACGTTCATAACGCCTTCTTTCTTTTCTGGATCGTTGACTGCTTTCTGTCCTTCAGCAGAATTGATCCAATCCTTTCCTGTCTTGAACTCGACGGCGTTATCGTCAAAATCCTTGTCAATAGCAAGAGATGGCTGATACAAAATACTGTCGGCTGGCTTAGGAATAGGTGGGTGACCTTGTTCTTTAGCAGTTTCAGACATTTTTGTATACAAAGCCAATTGCGGTGAAGGAATTGGTACGCTGTTCAATAACTCGGTGATTTCTGCCAACTGCTTGTTGCGCGAGTCAGCGCCGGGAATTACCAAATCATCAAGCCCAGAACATTCCTTCATCAACTCTAAATTATTTGGGTCTTGTAAAAGTTCAGCAATCATTGGATTATTGGTGCTGTTCTGAAGCAACAAATCAAATGCTGAAGATTTTTCGTCAAGAGTTTGTGGTAATCCTTCTGACTGTGCTGGATAGCAATCAATATTGCCCTGTAAATCTTTTGGATCAATATTCAATTCCACATCTTTTTTGTCCGTGGTCATGATCGTATTGATAGGCTCATTTCTATACTGCGCACATCTCACTGCTTGACCGATTATACTCGCATAAGCATATTGAAAAGCAGACCAGCAAGGTCCGAGTTGTGCTTTGCTTGCGTCTCGAAGTTGGGCAATGCCACTTGCTGTTTCGTTGCTCTCGTCGGCTGCACCGAAAATGCTTGGTTGAAGTCCAGTAAGATTCTGAAGAATCGGTCCAAGCAATTGTGTAAGCCACGCATCCATATCCGAAGAAATACTTGACATTGGTTCGCTGAAGAATGCGTTACCAATTGGTTGACCGGGAGGATTTTCGTGATCCTCTTTGAGTGGGTAATGCATCCCAGGGGTTGATTCTTGATCTGAAATACTGTCGCCATCAACCATATTTGGGTCATACCATACAGCAGGAATCTGGTACTTGTACGTCTGCATCCTGATGTAGATAAGATCATTGATCATATCCTGGACTTCAACTACAACCAATCCACGAGATGGTTTGTTTTGTCCATCACCTGGATCGGGGGAAGTTATCGTCCAATGCTCATCCATTGATTCATTTCGGCTTTCAACATATTGCTTCCCACAGAAACAAACATAACAGCCGTTTGGAAATTGCTCCATCAATTTTGTTCTAATGTCCAAATCTTCAATTTTTAGAAACGCACCGGGACGTAACCAATTCATTTGTTCTGTTACCAGATTGATAAACGAACCACCACTTTGAGTTAGAAGTTGTGTACCTTCTATTACACCAAGACGAGCTATACGATCATATTCCTCTTCACCCGGAGCAGTACCAGTCGTGATTTTTTCACCAAAATTGGGATACTTACTGCGAGCGGTTGCCATGTCAAGTTCTTGTGATTTTTGTACGAAAATACAATCTGCTTGGTTACGGGCAAAGATAGGCACCTTTACCTCAAGTACGCCATAAGCATCAATTTGTTCTTGAGAATTTGGGTCAGTTTTTTCATCGTCCTTCCACCCGTATCTTTGACCGTCTGTTACATATCTGGTATAGAACGCCGTGCGTCCATCAGTCCAAAAACGCATGGCGGCGTTCTGAAATAGATCATTGATATTGTTATTTCTTTCAATAACAAGTTTTAGTTTTTCTGCTGTTTCGGAGGTCGTAATGTCTTCAGGATTTTTTGGGTTTGAAGGTTGAAACTTTACACCGGGAAGAAACTCGGTCATAGAAGCGATAAAGGTCTGTGCGCATTGCTTGTAAATGTTCAGAGTGTATCTATAACGACCTTGCTCGTCTTCGTCATTGCCAGTATCTTTAGTTAGAATACCATTCCATTGTTTTTGGTCGCCATTCCAAATAAGGTGCTGTTCATTTCTGTAATAGAAACGCTGTAGTCTTGCTTGGCGAACTTCAAACCTGCGAGGATAAATGTCCGGCTTACAAAGTTCAACAATCAACTTTTCCAACTGCTTTTGTAGAGTAGCTGAAATAGGTTTCTGGTCATTGAATGACTCAAGAGGCTTGCCCTCAGAAGGCGCAAGCTGTCCCGGTTTGAAATTGTCTATGATATCCTGATACTTATTCGGTCCCATGTTTATCCCTTAGTGCTTACCCATGAAGGCAAGCGCCAATCTCGCTCTCTTTCCGAGAGTTCCACTGTCATGCTTGTGTTCGTCGGCAAACTCTTGAGTTGATTTTCCTGCGCGTTGTGCGGCTGCTTTGAATATGCCTTTGTGACCAGAAGCAGCTATGCCTTTAGCGACGCCTTGCTCCCAGTCACCTTCGCCAGCTACGTGTTCCTTTTCAATGCCTGTCGTTGCCATTTTTACCTCTTACCGAGAATCGAACCGAAGTCACTGAATGGATTTGAGGACTGCTTTTCGTCGTCCTTGCCAAAATCATCCTTGTGGGCTTCTTCCTCTTCTTCTGGGTCTTCCTTCCACTCTTTCTCTTCACTATCAAAGAACTTATCAAGTTTAGACTTGAGTTCATCAACATCTTTGAATGAGTCGTGTGATTGTGAGCCATCAACGTTTTCTGTATGAATCTCTTTTGTTGGCTTGTGGATGTGAATAACCGAGGCTTCTGCTGTTGGATCGGCTTCTGGTTCTCCTTCTGCTGGTTCGTTGCTATCTAACTCAGGAAGTGCCTTGTCTTCAACTGCTCCTGCTGACTTTTCCCATGGTGCTTTGTATGCCGATTTTGCCATTTTATTTTTCCTCTTTGGAATCCAGAATTGCCTGGATTAGAAACTCTTGTTGATTTTTTAGCTTTGGTTCTCTTTTAGCCCTAATATCCCGCCAAGTTTGAAATCCCGGCCTGGATAGCTTCTTTGGTGCTGATTTCTTTACAACTGCTACAGCTTTCTTGACTTCTGGTGGTGCTTCATACTTGAAGCCAGTGATTTGAATGTCATTGGTGAAATACTTGAACAAATCCATAGTCTATTATATCCGTTTTTGAGATTCAACGTAGTTTGAATCCCTTTTTCTTTTTCCTTTTCATCTTTTCCTGATATCTCAAGCTAAAGATATTTTTTTGAGTATAATCTGTGATCTTTGCCAGTTTTTCCTGATATTCCACTTCATCAGGTTTCTTTCGTGGGTGAATGTATGACATAAGCCCATATCTAATACAATCGCCTATATCATCCTCAACCTGATCAATCTTTTTTACATCTTCAAGTCTCAAGGGCGCATTTCTAATCAACATTGGAATCGCTTTGAATGTTTCTGGACACGCAGTGCTGATTTGATATGAACAAGTTGGTCTGTCGTTCAACAAGTTATACAAAAGTCTCCAGCCATCTATTCTCTCGTTGTTTGCTGGAATGGGGCGATTCATACCATTCGCAACCAAAACATCCCCAATCAGTTTTGCTCTGGAATGCGGTGCGTCACCAAAGCATTCAGGAGAAAGGTAGACGTGCTTCAGTTTTTGTTCTTTATTCAGACGAACTATTTCCTGACCAAGCGCTGCTTCCCCCATTTCTTTGATCACAAACTCCTTGTACGTCACATAATATGTTACGTCATTTTTTACAAGGGTGGTATGCCATAAAACAACAGCATGGTGAGCATAGCCCCAGTCAATACTCATCCAACGTGGTTGCCATTTCTGTTGATTCATCAGAAGAAGGATTTCATCTTCATCAAGCAATACGGCAGTTGGCACGAAGTTGTCAAAATATTGCCCACTGAAAACATTCCAATCTCCCCAACGGTAAGCAGCGACTAACGCAGGAGACATGGATTCCAAACTCTTCAAATAAGCTTTATCCAACGCATAAACTGGATTATCTGTAACCAGAGCCTTGATAAACTTGTAGTCGGATGGATCGTATAAATCCACGTCCTGTCCAGCCACTTGAACGTTATCAACAAACAAAGCCTTACAAAAAGCATGCCCAATCCCACCTGGGTTTGTCATTCCTATGAATCGCGAAACAACAGGATCGCCGTTTATATCTGTTTTGATTGGACAACGGTTACCACCAATCATTTCGTAAAACTCGTCCAGAGTAAACTCGGTGAGTTCATCGACGCAAATCAATACATATTGAGAACCTTTGAACATCTGTCTGGCTGAGTCAATGTTCTGGCAACTTCTGAAATACAACTTGCTTCCGTTGTCAAATCGCACAAAGTTGCTGGCGTGATTCCAAGCCAATGGGTCGTTAGAATAGATTTGATGGGGGAGTTTTTCAAATTGACGTAGAATTGATTGTTCAAGTTGAGGGAAACTTCTACGAACAATAACAACTTCACATCCCGGGATTTTCAGACAAGTGAAAATTGATTCAAAGATCGCAGCATAAGATTTGCCTGATCCTCTGCTTCCGCCGTATAATGTGTATTTGGCTCTGGTTTGGTGTAGAAGGAGTTGCTTGTCTGATGGTTCGTATATTGGAGTGCCTGATTCATCATATACGCAATATGGCTTATAGACCGGAGACATTGGCATTCAAACTCGGCAAGCAAACAATAATTTTTTGAGCGTTTTTATTTGAGTCGAGTTCCTCTTTGCTTGGCGCGGCTTTTCCATCTATACGGTCGAATATTTCAATGAGAGCGTTCAATCCTTTTGGATTTGAAGGGGAACAAACCAAAGCATAATTCCAAAGCCTTTCAGCAAGAATATCGCCGTTTGTTTTTACCCCCGGCATACTTCCAGCTTTCATCGCAATAATTCTTTCCAAGCTGTCGCGGAGTTTTTTATTCTCAGGAGTGACTGTGCCGGGTTTTTTCCCCGCACCTGGTCGTCTACCACCACTGCCTTTCTTACGTGGTTGTGTGTCTCGCCCTCTGCCCGGTAGTATTTTATCTTCCATTAGTTTTGTCCGAATATCTGCCAAGTTGAACCATTGGTTTCGTAGTTTCCGGCCATTTGAAATGTTAGTTCAGTTATGGGTACCGTATTGTGCCATGCACCTGCGATGGTTGCTAGGCTGACTCCACCTGAGTATTCTTCGCTTGCTGTTCCTTGGCAAATCTTCCAGAAACCGGAGGTTGAGTTAGCGTACTGTGGGAAGAATAGTTCCAGCGCAGTTGAGGAGTTTGCTACCGATGAGCCAGCAACACCGGTAAGATTTATTGCTCCTGTGGCTTGCTGAGCGACGGCACCCGTACCACCGGGGTTTGTCTCCCATACAGAGGAGTCGTAGTTGTTGCCGCTGTCTGCGTTTACTATCATATTGAAGGTTTGACCAGAACCATAACTCGAAGAGGTATTGGCTACAGCCACAATCTTGATGTTGCTGTAAGTTCCGGGGATCGCGCTGATGTCGAGGTTACCAAATGGACCCGTTACTGTACAAACACCACTTGCGTATGTACAACCAATCCAAGTTACTGCTGAACTGATATTAGTCCAAGCACCACCGCCTCCACTTGCAGCCGTTGCTTGAATATTACTTCCCGTTACTCCAAAAGTAACTGTTCCGCTGTTCTGAAGATTTGGTGAAGAGACTGGTGTGCCATTCACGTTGACTACACTTGTGCTGCCTGAACCGCATCCAGTTTGCGGATTTTGAAGTTCAAAGAACTGACCATCCCAAATAACGTGCGCTATTCCTGTGTAGGTATAATTGATACCAACAGGAGAAATATCTCCGACAGCAAGAGCAGCACCACCGCATTTGATTATGGTTGCCGGTCCATATGGAAAAGCATATGAATCGGTTACATTTAGAGTTGGAGTTGTGGTTGCGTTCGCAAACAATGGCAGAAACTTTATGTCCTGTCCTGTCTGTCCAAGGTGACCAGCACCAAAGAGAGTTCCACCAACTGTTCCCATAGTAATTGCTGGAATGTTCACAACATAAGCATCTGCTATGCCTGTGTCGCCAGCGTAATCAAAAGGAATTGATAATGACAATTGATTGAGAATTGAATTGAATGACAATGGTGCTACAATATTCAACGTGGTCGTGGCAATTGGTGTTCCAGTATATTCAACGAGATAACCAATCGTACTAACTTGCTGACCGCCTCCAGCATTCAAATCAAGAGAGTCATAAGAATCTGCTGTACAGGTTGCTGTTGAAAAATCAAAGAGCGTTGGAGAACCAACTGCTCCCATCGTATAAGTTCCAAAAGGATAATCATTGCTTCCAGTTGGGAAATATGTTCCACCACCACCAATACAGGAATCTGTATTCTGAGCAATGCCATATCCACTACCAACCATAAATGGGATAATGGCGTGAATGCTTCCTGAAGTAATTGAAGCTGGCAATGAAAAACCGCTCCATTGTACAGCATAGTGACCACCGAAGTTCAAAGCTACTATACCTGCGCTTCTGGCATCAACCGCCGCACCACCACCACCGGTCGAAACAGTAACCACGCCTGTTGTTGGGTACGCAACATATGTAGAGTAACCAGTAGCAGGTGCTTGAATGAATTGCTGAATTGTATTCTGAACATTTGTTACAAGGGTAGTAGCGCCTGTGGTTGTGTCATTGTTGATCGTCACGGAAGGACTGCTAACAAGATTACCAGAAACCAACGAAATCCAACTATATGTACTTGTTCCAACACAAGATACTGGAATTATGAATGATCCACCACTAACATAAGTTCCTGTCAGAGTTGTGGCGTCACTTACCCAAAAAACTCGACCTTCGTTGATTGCGTTACAAACAATCGGGATTGGTTTGGCAGCACTATAGACAACGGAAGGACCGATTGAATTGACAGAGGGAGTCTGCGCAAGAGTAGCAATAGCTGAAAATAAAAGGAAGAATAAAAACTTTTTGAACATTTACCCTCGTTATAACGTAAAGTACGCTTGTAGATTTGCTGTGTCTGCTGGAGGCGTAGTGGTTGTGATGTTTATTCCACTCAAAGTATAATCAACACCCTGATCAAGAACAATACCACCAGCAGTAAGAATAACTGCGGCTGGAGTTCCTGGTGTGTCTGTCAAGCTGAATATTGTGTTTACGCCGTTTGCGTTTCCAGTAACAGCAGTGTTTCCATAAACTCCACCACCAGAAATCCCGGCAATGGCGATTGGCACGTCGTATTGAACCAACTGTCCATTCAGAATACCACCATAAAATTGAAGTGTGTAGAACCCAGGAAGGCTATAGAACTGAAAGTTCCCCAACGGTGAAATACCATTTGAAATAAACATTGGATTTGGTAGAGCATCGCTTCCTATTTCATCAACAAAGATCGCTGCCAGCGGTGTCCCAGGTTGAGTTGAAACGTTGCCTACATTTCCAATTCCAGACTGCGATAGAACTGCGATGTTACAATTCACCACTGGTCTGCCTTGGCTGTTTATGATGTAATCCGAATATTTGTATAAAGTGCTCATATTTTTAGCTGACTTGCGCGGTAACAACCGTAGAAATCGCTGCGTTGGCATTGCCGGCCGCTCCAGTAATAATTGCTCTGAAAAACTTAGCACTAACATTCGTGACTGTTCTGAAATCACCCGCTGTATTGGCAGTTGAATCAACGGTCATGTATGAATTGGCATTGTCTTGATAAGCAACCTGAAGGGCAACACTCGCGCTTGCCGGTGTTCCGTTTCCGTAGGCTACTCCCCACGAAATATTTCTATTGCCAACAAAGTCACTACCACTCACTGGAATACCAAACTGAATACTTGCCACGTTAGAAGTTATTACTTCTGGCGTGTAGGTATTCGTTCTGGAAGAAACGTTGACAGTTACTCCACCCAGTGCGCTAATTGCGTTTGAAGAAATAACATATGCTGTTCCGATAGGAATCACAGATGTATTGATCAAATTGACATTGCCGTTGAATCCAGCAAAAACGTTGTAACCAATTGCTAACTGACCAACGTCCAAGGAATTGCCAACCGCAGCAATATTGACTTGCTTGCCCAATGGACACGCAATATTTGCTGTAAGCGATGGGAATCCTTGTGGAAGGCTGTTTGGCGAAACAGTTGCAGGACTTGATCCTGGATAGACATAAGTGGTGGTCACGAAGAGATTGCCAGTACCGGCAAGAGTCGCTCCAGCATTAGTGAAAACTGAAAGGGTTGGTTTTACTGGTGCGGGTGGACCTTGTGGCTGTAAACTGTTGTTGTCAAAACCAAATAGATAGACTGGTCTACCGATTGTTGCGTAGTTGATTTGACCTAAATTATTTTTTGGATCTTTGTATGCTGGCATATTACCTCTTTTCTGAAAAACTAAAATACAGCGCTCTGATCTTACTGAACAGAATCGCTTTTTGAATCTCTGTTCTTATTATATTGTCGTCGTAGCGTTCCTCGAACTTTTTCTTACAGCTGTCAAAGATTTTCTCTTCAGTGTATAGCCTTTTGTTCCAAATGATCTGTTTTATGTAAGAACTCAGTGTTATTTTCATAATTATGAATGGAATCGGAATAGCCAGCCAATTAGTGCCGCGATTATCGAAAATATAAGTGAAATTGCAACGCTGGCACCGATAATTTTCCACTGCCACTGCTCAAGTAAAGCAAGCCGATCCGATAAGGCTTTAGTCGCCGCGAATATCATTGATTCTAAGTCCTTGTGCTTTTGTTCGAACCATGTCATCTGTACGAACGTTCCACGTTCACCATCAATCTGGTCTCTCAGATTATTCATATCGTGAAGGCGTCTTTCAAGTTCCGTCTTTGTTACATTGGCTACCGTAGCCTCAAGTCGGTGGATTTCCGGATGTGCGGCAACGAATGCTTCAAGAGTTGCCAGTCTTTCACGCATTCTGGCAACACCTGAATGATCAATTTCAAACTCTTTGCTGAGATGTATGAGTTTGTCCTCTGGCATATGTCCCTCGCCACCTGAAACATAACCAGGTATAACCTATAATATCTATTTTTCTGATTTGAGAGCTTTCCGAATCTTCTGAAGGACAGATTCTAAAATAACTTTCGTTTCCACGGGTGTTTTGTAAATGAGATGTGAGATTTCTTTTATTGCCAGATGTTTCCTTAGATATTTTGATTCAAGATAGGAACTCAGAACAAGCTTTTCATCAATATTGAAATCCTGATATAAATTGCCAATGCTGGCGATGAGGTCTATTATGCCGTGATCGTCATGGGGAACTTCTTGGATTGGTTCTAATATTTCATCGTCAACTATTATGTGTTGTAATTCATGGTAGTCAACGTCTCTTATTTTCCTAAATTCATTCGACACAGCCGTGCGGATTACAGCCGACATATAGTCTTTAGAAAAACGACGAGTGCCGTACAAAGGGACTTCCAGCATTTTTATAAAGACCTGAGTGACTATATCATCGAAGACTTCGAGGTAATTCTGAGATTTGGAGGTCCATCTGTGGATATAATAGTAAACCAACTTCCGATATTTTTCTATAAGGGCTTCATTAGTCATGGCTCGCGCAGTCACGTTGGTGCTGGTCGATATCTTGAATCCTATATGTTTTGGCGCAGTACTCACAGCGAATTTTGATGAAGCCATCTTGGGTTTTCTCCAACTTGTGATGATATTGTTGATTTGCTCTGGCAAGTAGATATCTGCCGTGTTTTGATTCCAGATCAAGAGCGAATGTGTCGGGTCGTGGGAAATATCCGCCGTTTAGAAACAGAGATACAGCCCGATAATATTCACCTATTAGTCGGGATGCTTCTTGTCGCTGAAACTGTATTTCCCCATATGACATTAGTTGACTCTGAACTTCACCAAAACATCAGCAAAATCAACCACATCGTAATGAGTTCCTTTATGTAAAAAGTCCGATCCAACAGTGCTGAATCGGCGGAGATATACTCTTTCGCCAATTGAAAACAAATCTTTCACTGATGTTCCAACAGAAACAACTGTTGCATAAGAGGATTTTATCTCAAACTGCTCTGGCTTAGCGAGATTCAGATCGCCAAGTTTATAATCTATTTCTGGTGCGTCAATGAGAATTACTAGGTTATTGCCTATTGCTTGTAGATCAGTTGGTAGTTCTCCGAGGGCTGCGATCTGTTGTTTCTCCTTGATTCTCTTGTTGATAACATCTTTCAGTCCTGTTAATTCGTTTTCCATTTTTAGCTCCGTGATACATTTTTATTTTTGTTGGCGTTGGTATTTCCCTTCATAGAGGAAGATATTTTAGCTCGGTTTTCATTTCTGGGTCTTTTTCCCTTTATTCCACGGAACTCTACCTTTCTTGGAGGCAGACATTTTAGCTCTGCTTTCAGCGCTATGCGTTTTACCTTTGGCGCTGACAGACATTTTTGCTATTGTTTCGGCACTCCTTGTTTTACCTTTTTGGGCGACAGACAGTTTAGCTCTGTGTTCGGCACTGAAAGTTTTTCCTTTCTGAGCGGCAGATATTTTAGCTCTGGTTTCGGCGCTAAAGGTTCTGTTTTGGCAAGCGGCAGATAGTTTTTCTCTGCTTTCTTCACTCCAGATTCTAACTTTGTTAGCGGCAGATATTTTAGCTCTGGTTTCGGGACTCATATTTTGCCCGGCAACAGACAGTTTAGCTCGGGTTTCGGGAGTAAGAATACGTCCCGAACATCCCTCCCCACCAGCAGTTCTATTTTGGAGGCATCCAGTCCCCAAATCAATGCGTCCGTAGAAATCAATAAGAAATATTTCATCTCTAAACGCATCTGCTTCACTAATACCGTATGTCCAGAACATTATAAACTTATCGTCTTTTGGTACAACAATTTTTCTGTGGCTTTTGTTATTGAAATATCTATTACCTGTTCCCTTACCAACATAGTAAGGAGTTCCCTTCAATCCGTGAACCGAATCTTTATTTCTCAAATACAAATAGGTGTAAAAGTTATTTGTTTCCATTCTTTTTTTCCTTTATACGCTTATAGCGTTTTCTCGATTGAATTCGATTTACCTCTTTGGCTTGTTCTGGATGTGTACGACGCCATTTTTTTTGACCTTTGGCGTTTATTTCTTTCCATCGCTCGGGGTTTGCTTCTCGCCAAGCTCTTGCCACAGCCGCCCATCGCTCTGGATTTGCTTCACGATAGGCTTTTGCATGGCGTCTAGCTTGTTCACGCCAAGCGTCAATGCCGTGCTTGCAAATGTAATTGGCTTTTTGTTGTTCGTAAGGTGTCACTCACGATTTCTCCTGTAGTATGAATAAGGTTTGATTCTTTGCCCAACGTTCAAGTGCTTCTGGTCCTTCAGCTTTCGCTGCCTGATGCGCCAGATACAACGTAGTCAACATATCTCCAAAATTGACCTTGACGATTTCATAGTCGATTTCGTCTTTATTATAGGTGTCGTAGATTTCTTCTGGAACTGAGACACTGATTGTGTTTTTCATACGTATCCTAGATCACGGTAACGTTTTTGAGCACGGCGATTTATGATTCCCCAAGCTTCTGGGTTCTCTTTACGCCACTTCGCGCTGTGTTGGCGGTCTTTTTCCCTTGTCTTTTCTGGATATTTCGCACGACGTTTTAGATCGCGTTTTCTATTTTTGGCAGTCCATTCGGCTTTACTATGTTTTGCAATATATGCTTCCTTTTCTGATTGATAACTCATAGATACTCCAGTAGTCGTTGTAAATTTCAGGATAGTTCACAAAACCTAAAGCATTATTACAATTACCACATAGCAAACCTCTGACTTGCCCTGTTATATGATCGTGGTCTACTGCTAATGCCTTAGATTTCCCCCTACAGACATTATACCATAATCAAAGCACTCCTGTGACTGTACTTCGTCAAATTGCTCAGGTCTACTCACAAAATCACTTCCGATCTGCTTTGCCCTTTAGCTGTCTTTCAAATTGCTGTCCCACTCGGCTCGTGATTTCGTGCAGTAGTGATTGATTCTAAGGTAGTTAGACATATGTTTTTCACTGAACGAACCAAAAATCGGTGTACCATCTTCTTGATACGTGCCTGAATTGGTTATAAAATAATGGGGAGTATTAGTTGCTACGAACTGATCCATACGAATTATTGATTTGATATGTAAGTTGGCTGGGTGCGATAAAGGTGGGCGAGTTCTGAATCTTTGAAGCACTGGGATATCTTTCAATGTTGTTTCCCCATTTGAGCCAAACACAACCCAATTCACTCCGTAAGCATATGGGCGATCTACATAGTTGAGTATGTCCACAAGCTGGTTTTTGGGTTGGACTCCAAAGGAATTCATCTAAATCTAGGAAAGCAGCCCAAACAGCTTTCTGCTTGTTGTTATCAATGAAGTGCTGATATGCGGGCATTTGCGGGCTATTTCTCATATGCCAAGGAATGATTTCAACCTTGTCTCCGAACTCAGCAATTTGAGAGTTATAATCATCCACCGATCCATTGTCATACAAATATATTTTTGAAGCACCAATTTTGAAATTATGCTGACACCATTCTTTGATGTACCGTGCTTCGTCTCGAAAAATTGCTACTATTACAAGTTCTGGCATTCTACTCCTCAAATTTCTTCAAAACCCATTCAGCCTTGGTGAGTTTTTCCAAACAATTTTTATCACAATTCCAAACACCTTTATAACCAAAGGAAACCCGAACAATAAAACCGTCGTATTTGTAATCCTGATTGGGAGCAACTTCGCCAAGCAACCAAGGTGGGTGGGTTTCAAGTCCCATGTAGTGTGATGCGCTATTGTTCCAAAAAAGAACTTTATTCCCCTCGAATAATTTTTTACCGTTCTTGTCTAACATTGTTTATCCTTGTGAGAGGCAGACATTTTAGCTCGGGTTTCGGAACTGAGAATTTTGCCTTCTTTGGCGGCAGACATTTTAGCGCGAGTTTCGGCGCTGTGAGTTTTTCCTTTATTGGCGGCAGACATTTTAGCTCGGTGTTCGGCACTGAAAGTTTTACCTTTGTTAGCGGCAGATAATTTTGCTCGGTGTTCGGCACTGAAAATTTTACCTTTTTTGCTGGAAGATATTTTAGCGCGTGCTTCGGGAGTATGCTTATATCCAGATGATCCATCACCACCAGCAGTTCTATTTTGGAGGCATCCAGTTCCTAAATCTAAGCGTCCGTAGAAATCAATAAGAAATATTTCATCTCTAAACGCATCCTCTTCGCTAATACCGTAAGTCCAGAACATTATAAACTTATCGTCTTTTGGGACAGCAAGTTTTCTGTGTCTTTTGTTGTTAAAACATCTATTACCTGTTCCCTTCCCAACATAGTAAGGAGTTCCCTTCAATCCGTGAACCGAATTTTTATTTCTCAAATACAAATATGTATAAAAATTATTAGTTTCCATTGTATCCTTTTGTTATCAATAACTTACAGCCTTTACTAAAAAACTATCAAAATATTTTATTGTCTCTCCGCGCCTTCCAGCGCTAAGATTGTGATGGACTTTTTCTGGCGACTTGTCTTAATCCTTAGCATAATGTTTTGTCTTTGTAAACAACTCGTACTGACTATTTATCATAGCCGCTTCCAACTTCACCAATAGGTCAGGTTTTATTTCCAATCCTGGATAACGATGTTCGCAATAACACATTGATAGTTGTCGATACCAATCACCAACAATCAAACTCACTTGTTTCCGATTTTTCACCAGCGTATTATATTCATTAGAACTTTTGGTCGCACGATCCACAGCAATCCAAACAGATTCTTCCGAATGTGCTTGTTTGAATCGTTGAGTAACTTGAAACTTTGGCTCTACCGCAGAAACTCCTTTTTCAACGAGTGGCTTTAGTTGCACGACCATATGGATCAAGCAATATGGCATCTTGTAAAGCACTGAGCTTCTCAGCAATAATCACAGGATGCTTTTTCATTCGCACACTGACACGCCATGCTTGAATAGCACTGAAGCGTGCAGCATGAAGTTTGTAATATTCACGATCCTGCTGTTTATTACTCACCCATAGATTTATAGTATTACGATATTAGCACTGGCTTGTCAAGGCAATATACACTGCAGGTGCTATTGAATAAAAGATTTGGTATTTGCTGAGCAATTATAATAAGATTTTGTGTTATTTATTATGCTGTAGCACTGTTGTCAACACAATGCTAGATGATTCTACAATCGTAAGAACCAAAACGATGAATTATCATTTAGAATTGATGGATATTGTTGTAAAAGAATTGAAAGGTTTGGTTTGAAGCGTATGAACACCAGGTGTTCATTGTGTAATAATTGTGTAATCATTGTGTAATAATTGGGGAAACAATGGAAAAACACTTTGGGGCGACAGCCGAGTGTGAAATTCTTGTGGTAAATCAAAATCAGGTGCGACGGCGAGTACTCTGCGTTGATACCACTGCT